TCTGGTTTTGCTGTAAGCTCCGGACTGATGATAGAGCCTGCGATTACTTTATCCACAGTGGCCGCAACCCGCCAGTTGGAGGCTATGAGCTTGCACCCTTTGTCGAACAGGTCGTGGTTGCAAAAAGATTGATAGATTATGTTGGGGATTTTAGTTTTTAGGATGTCAGAGTTTGCAACGCACTGGGCCGATGCCACCCGCTGTTTTGTGGAGACGTTAAACACTGTGCCGTAAAATAGAACCCGGCAGTGTTCCAGATTTTCAATCAAGGCCTGGTATATGGTCACCTTGGTGGTCGAGACTGGTTGGTCAGCTATCCAGGCGATAAAAGAGGAGAGCATGGGCGCTTTAACGCTCACCTTTACCTCTCCCATCTTTGTGTCGGTTGTGAACCCTGTGCGTGTTATGGGCACAGCCTTGTATTCACGGCCCTTAAAGTACAGATTGTGGTCAGCGCTGGTGTAGCAAGCTGTCTGACCGTCGGTGACAAAGCTGTACAGCTCGGCCATGGGTTGTTGCTGGGTCTTTTCAAGGTTTTTATTAAATGTCATGGTATTCGTTCTCACCCGTTAGCTCGGTAAACTTTACATTGGCGTTGCCAGCCAAAGTGGTGTCAAAGGATATGGATAGCTCGTCATGGTCAAAGCGCATAAGGGCCAAGCGCCCGATGCGAATGTGGTTTAAAAGATTCACTTCACGGTCTAGTGGCGGATCAAATAAAAGTGTTATCTCACTTGTCACAGGATCGTTGGTACAAGAAGACAGTTGCCGGGTAATAAGCGCCCCATCAGCCATGAGGATATAGATCCGGTCGTATTGGTGGAACACCCAACTTGCGCGGTTTCCAGAGCAAACAAGGGCGGATGCTCCTTTTTTGGCGATGTATTTTAAGGTGAACCCGCTCCTTGGACTCATGAACCAAAAGCGTTCAAAGCGCCCCTTGCGGCCGCAAAAAAACGATGTGAGGGTGTGGATCTGTTTAGGTGAAAAGGCCGAACATGTACCTGTTACGGCCACGGGCGCGTGGTTTGTGGTGGATTCTAAGAGTTCGGCTGTGCCAGGGTACCGGTAGTTGCGCCGTACAAGGTTTTGTGTGGTTGTTGGTTGCGTGGCCCAGTTAAGTTCCAATGGAAAGATCCTGGTTGCGCCAAGGCTTGCCAGGTCGTCTTTAGGCCCTTGTATAAAGACCGGTTCAAAGGGCGCAAAGCTTTCAGAGTAGAGATATTCGTCAAAGACAACTGCTATCCGGTCCACGGTGTCTGTGAGGGTCCGGGTCTCAACGGATTTTAGTTTACCGATGTACGCGGGGTAAATATATGTGCGGTTTTTAGGGTACTGGCCGTTTATAGGAGATGCGAGTATGATGGTGTTACCCTCGATCCGGACTATCTCTTTTATCTCCCCTTTTTGCTCTTCATGATCCACAACGATAACAAACCTACACGCGTTGTTAAGGTTCCAAAAACATGACAGCTCTTCGTTCATGGTCAAAGCTGTAGAGCCTGTAACCTTGTCCTTTGGGGTCATAAGTTCCGGGTACAAGGGGGTGGCAAAGGTTTTGTCTGTGCCAAATAAAAATGTGTTTTTTTGTGTTTGCGCTTTTTCACCCGTGAGCAAAAGTTCCACCTTGACACTTCGTGCGGGTCGTGTGAGCAGCGCACGCCGTTGTTCTTGCAACCTATCGCCTGTGGCTATCACGGTTTCAAAAAAGAGGTTTAAGGTAACGTTTTTGCCCCAGTCCGGTTCTGGTAATACGGGCAGGACCCGCAGGCCGGTAATAAGGGTTTCGTATACTTTTGCGTTGATGGTAAAAAGGTAGCGTGTCTGCTGGATGGCCGGGCCGTTGGCGTAGACTGTCAGGGTAAAAATTTGCTCGCCGCCTGGCGCTATGGTCACGGGCAGATCCGTGTGGGATAGTTTTGTGCCTTCAGGGTCTATTTTGTCGATGGCGGTTACGCTGATCGCGGTTTTTTCAAAGGCGTTCCATATTTTTATCTCGTATGTGCGGTTTTCAACGATAAAGTCACAATCGATGAGATATGGCGCAAACCATATGCGGTTGAAGATGTGTTCCGGGCCTGTGGTGTGGGCAAGGATTGCGTTGCAGGTTGCGGGTCCCAACTCAATCTGCCGGGTCTTGGCCGCAGCGGTTCGCACATGGCGACAGGTTGCAATGGTTATCTGTAATACCGGGGTTTTATCAGCTGGTATAAAGTTGCCGGATTGGGGCCACCCTATTGGTTCCGGGAGAAGGTGAGGATATGAGTTTACCAGGGTTGCGGCCATCTATTTCACCCGAAAGGCCACACCGAACCTGTCGGTGGAAAAGATTACAGGAAAACAGATATATTCCTGGTCGCCGTAGACAAGGTGTTCACCGATGTTAAGCCCGGCAAATTCCAGAAAGTAATAGGGTCCGGCGCCAACGGGCTCCCACATTCCGTCGGACTCTCTTTTGCCGTAGACTGTGGGTTTTATTAACGGGCGTTTGCCTGTCCATCTGTTTGCGGCCACAGCATAGCGCATCCGGTCAAAGTGACCGTTTCGTGAGGCAAGATCGGTTCCAGGGTCTACGTAGACGTTTGAACACACATGACTTGTGCCCCACACCTTGTTATCCCAAAAGGCCTGGGCGTTGCCCCAGTCCCACCTGGCCCAGGGACTGTCCCAACGGGCAGGGTGTTGGAACATCTGGTACCACTTGGGGTATGGGTGCGCATTGTGGTATGGGCTGTTTGCTGTATAAAAGTCAGTGTTTTCTTCAAAAAGATCGATTGTGCCAAAATGAAAAGGCAGGATCAGGTCCTGGGCGATCTGGTAAATGATGAGCAGGTATTTTGAGTTGCCGAATATCCACAGGGCCGGTACAGTGCCGGGTGGCACACTAGTATGGTTTCGATTGCTGGAGTTGATGGTGTTTTGGTCCACGGGGTGTTTGGACACGGCTGGATCGTAGGGAATGCCAGGGCTTAAGCCCACGTGCATAAATTCTGTTTTTGGGTTTGTGCCTGTGCCTGTCATTTTAATACGCAGGCGCATATCTTGTGTTCCGTAGCCTGTCGAGTGAAGTTCTAAAAAGTCTTCGCTGCCATTGCCGACCCATCCGTATTCTCCACCGGCTTGTCTTCCCCAGGCGCAGCCGGTTTGGTAATCACAGACCCATCCGCAACTTTCACCAAAGATCTTGATTTTCTCCAGTACGTCTTTGTGGCTTAGAGGGTTGTTGTATTTTTGGTATGCGAGCAGTGTCATGATTCATCGACTCCCATAAAATCGTAGTGGTTGGTTCGAAAGATGTTCTGGAAAATTCTCAAGGTTCCGTTGTCCCAGGTAAGTGTGTCCTCGGACTGAACTCCTGTGCCCACCACGTGGAACACGCCGTCTAAGTCCATGTACAGATCATTTTGAATAGGTTGAGCCACATAGCAAGGTGTGATCAGGTTGGATCCAGTCCTGGTGCGGTCCATGCAGTCCCTGTCGTTGTAATCGCCTCTGGGGATGATAATGGTTCCAAGGTCGTTCCACGAGTGGCGTCCATGACATATCCTGTATACGTTGGCAGGATCGACTATCCAATGCTGATAGCAGTTTATGTAATGATATGGGCCGATGATAAAGTTGTGGTAAGCTGTGCTGTCGGTAAATATCCGGTTGCTAAATGTCGAGCCGATCACAGCCATTGGCGTGGGATAGTCAGATGGGTTGCCAAGGCGCCGGCCAAAGCCAAGGTACATTGATTCGTAGTTGGATTGGACTTTGATCACCGCAACGATTCTTTGAGCGTTTGCGTAAAACCAGTAGTACATGGTGTCGTCTATAAGCGGGATCATGGGGTGTTGGGTAAAATGCTGCCATGTGACGTCGTAGGCTGTGCGGCCGTGGTGGATGTGGTTAAAGTTCCAGTCTTGGCCGGTTGTGTAAAAAAGGTATCCGTTTAAGTCCCATCCATGGGCGTCTTTTACAGGGTGTTTCCACTCTCTTATGCCTATGATTACCGACTCTTGTCCTGAGATGCCTTTGTTTTTAAGTATCACCTGTTTGCACTGGTCTGCGAATGGCTCTTCAAAGGGTAATACGTTTGTCTTTGTATTCTCGTTCATCAGAGTGGTCCAGTCACGTCCCGGGGTGTCAGGGTCTCCGGTGACAAAGTCAAACAATGCGGAAAGCAGGCCGTCGGGTCCTGAGAATTTTGTTACGGTGCCGGATGTAAAGGCCATGGTGTTATCCTTGCAATACTTGTTTTAGTTGAAAGCTGTTCTGGGACAATACGTTCAAGATGGATTTTTGCCCGGTTGTGCTTGCCAGGTATCGATCAAAAAGGTTCGGGTCGATTATGTTGGTTATGTTAACTTCTGGCGCTTTTTCTTGTGGTTGTAGGTTTGGCTGCGGTACTTGTCCGCCGGTGGCAAATGTGCCGGTGTAGTTAACCCGCGGAGATGGCAAGGATATTCCGGAGAAGATTTCCCTGGGGATGATTTTTTTTCTTAACGCTTCCATAACCTGCCCCCCATAGTATTTTACCGCTGAGACTGGTTGCATGAACTCTCCGGCTGTTGCCATTATAGGGATGTTGTCGGCTGTGGAAGATGGCGATGCGCCTAAGACTTTGCCTCCTGTTGCAAGTTTTTGAGCGGCAATGGTGGCGATCTGCACAGCTCCCATGGCCGAGACCACGGCGGCCATGGCAGGGCCCAAATATCCGCCTTGGGCCAATGCCTTGGTTACTCCTTGGGCTGTGTTGACGATGGCTTCGGCCAGGGCCGCAGCTTTTGATAAATAGAAGAACTCTTTGCTCTTTTTGCCTGTTAGGGCGTACAGGTTTTTAAAGATGTCGGACATGCCCGAAGCTATGGTCCGGGTGTTTTCCAATCGTTGCTGGTTTATCCTTTGTTCCTGGTCGAACAAAAGGCGGTCTTTTTCTTGTTTTTGCAGGCGGTAGGCTTCATCGATTTGTGACTTTGCCGCGTTCAATGCTTCCAATTTTTCTAATTCTGCAGCGTGACGGGCGTCAAGTTCTGCCAATTCCATGGTAAATTGGGATTCTATGCCTATGCCCGGGTCTTTTCTGGTGGCCCGGGAGGTTAACCCAGCCATAAGGTGGTCGGTTTGGATCTGCTCGTCCCACGCTTTTTGGGCTTGGCGTTGTTGTTGTTCGTGGAGACGTTGTTTCTCTTCGGCAAGTTTTTGTTCGGCTTTGAGTTGTTCGTCGACCAGTTGGATCAAGGTGCGTTTGTGGGCCTGTTCTTTTTCAAAGATTTGGTCCAGCACTGTTTGTTTTTTCGCAGGGTCTTGTTCCTGTGCCGCTTTTTGCTGTAGCAGTTCCATCTGTTTTTCATGGGCGGTTTGGATAAGGTTCCGGCGCCGGTCAAAGTACTGGGTCATTTTGATTTCGCCACGGTCGTGGATTGATTGCAGTTCGGTAAGGGCTGTCCGGTTCAGCGCTTTTAAGCGTTTGATTTCGCTTTGGGTGCGGTTGGTAAGGGCTTTGCCGATGTTAGCGCCCGCACCGGCGTTGATCCGCTCTTCAAGCTCGTCAAGTATGGTTTTTGTCTCTTTGCCGATGGCTGCGGCTGCTTCTTTGGCCTGGGCTTTGATGTCGGAGCCGGGTGATGATTTTGACGATTTACCCGCGGCCTTGTCCAGCAATTTTTGTTGGCCAAGTTCAATTGCTTCCAAACGTTTTTTTTCAGCTTGGATCTGTTGCTCGATCTGCTCTAACTCCTCACCTTGGGGTTTACTCAATCCCCTAAGATCTCGCATCATGGCAGGGGTCTGTTTTCTTATCTCAAGGTTTTTGATTCGAATGCGGGTGAATAGTTTATCGATATTACCGTAGGTGTACTGCACGGCGTCGCCCACGGTGGCGCTAAGATCTTTGAAAACTTTAAGGTCGTTTATAAGTTCACCGAGTTTCCAGCCTGCGTAAAATGATGCCAGGGCGCCAACGGCTGTAATCAAGGATGTGGTAAGTGCCCCAACGGCTCCTTTAAAAAGGTTTGTACCGGCTTTTGCCAAACCGACATGCTTGGTAAACCCGAATAGGGATTTTCCGGAGAGCACGGTAAAGGCCGCGTTTAGCCCTCGTATCACGGTGGTAAGTTTGCGCACGGCCACAAACGCAATTGCGGTTGTGGCAAGGGCCGCGATCATTTTTTTGTATTTGACGGTAAACTCGACAAGCCAGGCGGTAAAGGTTACAAGTTTGCCGATAAGTTCACCGATGTCTTGGGCGTTGTCCCTAAGTGTTTGGGCAAGCTCGTTCATGGCTGCCACGGCATTTGCGTTGTTGATAACCGCGTTTTGTGCTTCTTTTCTCACCATGGCCAAGGCTCCGCCAAATGTCTCGGAGCTTTTCGCGGCGCGGCCGGCAAATTCTGCGGATTGTTCCAGCATCACGGCGTAGCGGATCTGGGCTTTTTCAAGATCGGTTAGATCTTTCCAGGCCCGCTCGGTCTGCACGTTGGCTTTGTACCAGGATTTTATGTAGTCCTCGTTTAGGGTGAGTCCTAGATATTCGGCCGATTCTGCTTCGCCTCGTAGGGCTGCTGTGATTCTTTCAATTGATTCGGTCAGTTCGAGTTTACCAGCTCCAAGGTCTGCCGAGCGTTTGATCACCTCTTCCATTTGTTCCTGGTTCAAACCTAAGCGTTTTGTCATGTCCACGGTGCGTGAGATCGCGTTTTTTAGAGCTGTGTCAGAGTAGATTACAAGTTCTTTGGAAAGGCGCGAGATCGCATTCTCCCAGCTTTTTATCGACCCAACGTTATCAAATTCGCGGGCTGCAGCTCCAACTGATGACGCCATGTTAAAGGCTGCCTGGTCCGCCTCTTTCATTATTTGGGTGGCCCTGGTGATGACTTCAAAGCCTACGTAGGCTCCAATCACAGCCTTGAACTGGTTGGATAGTCCGGCCATAAGCTTATTACCGTTGCCAACGCTTGCGTTAAAGGCGTTGACCGCAAGTTTTGATTTGGAAAATCCGTTGCGTATGGCCCGGGTGGACTTTTTGATTGTTTCCTGGACCCCTTTTTCGATTGCACAAATCAGTATGTCGAATTTATGTTGCATTGTCGTAACTTTTTGTTATGGTCTACATATGTTTGCAACTATACTTATAATAGTCGGTATCGTGCTCATGACAGCGGCCTTTAAGACCGGGTTTAACGAGGTCTCTTTATTTGGCGGACTTATCGGATTGAGTATTTTTCTATCCGGTGCGCTCACTTTTTTAGGTCAATTCAAGCCGACAAAAAAGTAGTCCAGCATTTGGTGTTGGCCTGTGCCATTCTTACCGCCATGGCTGTCTCTTTTAGCCGTTCTTGCACGATTTTTTGGTGTTCTTCTATTGCCAAGAGGAAAAAACCTGCGCCGTATTCCCAAACGTTCACATGGCCGTGTTCGATAAGCCGGGCGCAATGTCTGCAAATTGTTCTTGCATCAAGTTCTTGATGGTTTTTATCATTCCGGTTTTTTCCATTAGTTCCAAAAAATCGGCGTTCACCTCCATTACAGCTTCGTAGATGATCCTGATTTCGCTTGGGGCCATTTCGTAAAGGGCTGATAGGTCCACATCGCACAACAGGCCTATATGGTCAGCAAGAAAAAAGTTGTCTCCCGCCTCTGTGATCTTTTGCAGATCCTTTACCCGCAGTTCTTTGACCGTGATTTCATGGCCGTCTATGCGGATGGTTTTGGTTTTTCTCATGGGTGTTCCTTTCTACCGGTTGATTTCCATTACCCTGAAGAACGGGTCACTGGGGTGGTTTAGCCTGTCGGCCAAGAACTCGGCTTGCATGGATATGGCTGATACGCTGTCTGAGATAAGGCCCATTGCGCCCGAGATGGAAAGGTTTGTCTTCCAACATTGCACTTTGAGCTTGGGTCCTTGGTCCGGATCGCCGATGAATAAAAGTTCTCCGCGTGTCTCAGAGTTTACCAAGGGGCGGATTATAGACATCGTTTTTGCGGCGTGGTCAAAGGTTGCAAAGCTTTTGCCGCTGGTAATAGCGCCTTCACTGCGGATCCTGATAAGGCCCGCATCCGCGTCTATGTCGTAGTCACGGCCTGGTTTGTACCGAACCGTTGGGCTGGCTGCTTTTTCTGTCACCACGGCGTCGGCCCGGATCTCAACGCTTGAGGCGCTTGCCGTGGCGCTGGATGCGCCGCCGGTCAGGGTCTCGCCTGTGGTAAATTTGCCGGTCACTTCCACCAACTCCACAGATTCTGATCCAACCCAGGCGATTTTGCCGGTGGCGCTGGACGTTGCGCCGGTCATGGTTTCTCCCAATTGAAAAGGACCGCTTGCAACGTTTGTGTGGATGATTCTTAAAATAGATATGTGGGATACTCCAAGATTGGTAAACCGGTCGGTTGTGGTTGCGATCTCTTTGTTTTCAACGGTTCCGGCCTGCTGGACCGCATTGTGGACTCCGTCTGCCATAAAGGCCAGGTTAAGGTTTTCCATGGAGTACTCTTCTAAGTCAAAGTTAGCGCTGGCCTTTTTTTGCAAGATCACCACAAGGTCTTTTTCCTTGGTTCCGGAGCGGGATGAATAGTGTTCGTCTTTTTCCAGTTCTATGCTGATTTCAAATTTGGGGATACTGCCAAGGTCTATGTATCCGGTGCTAGCCTCTGGCCGAAAGTAGGTACGGCCTTTGCCGTAAAGATAATTTTGTGCGTCTGGGGATAGCATGGTTTTTTTTCTCCTTATTTTCTTCTTCCCACAACATGGGTGATGACGGCTGTGGTTGTGGTGATAAATTTTGGGTACCAGTTAATTGAGTTGGTTTTGCCGTGGAACTCTACTTTTGCAAACCTGGCCGCAACCAGGGCGTTTTCTATCAGCTCCATAAGTTCGCTAGCTTGGAGCATGCCGGTGTAGCGTTTAACTTTGGTTCCTGTTTGTGTTGATTCTTCGTTTATAGTCTCGTTTACCACCCCACACCCGATCTCAAGGTGATAGGTAACTTTAGGGCCGTTGTCTGTGCTCTGTTTGTCAAAGCCGGTGACTGCTATCACCGGGTAGTCTGATTCTGGGGCTGGGTTGTCTTCGTCCACAAAGATATATAGCGTGGGCGCTTTGCCGTAGTGCAGGGTGCAAAAGTTAGATATTGGTTTGTCAATGGACAGGATCTTTTCAATTTTTGTGAGTAGTTGCCGGATCATTGTTTTTGATACCTTTCAAGCGCGCCCCAGAATTTGTTTTCAAAATAGATCGGGATGCGGGTTTGAACTTTTTTAAAGACTGGTGTAAAGATGGGCCGGGCCGGGATTTCTAGTGTCTTTGTCTCTTTTTTCAGTGGGAAAAAGTGTTTTCCAGGAATCTGTTTTTTGGGTCTTTTGCCCCTGGTGGCTGCGAAAAAAAAGCGCATTTTCTCGGTAACCGCTATGGTTTCTCCAAGTTCGGCCCTTTTGACAATGTCTATAAGATGTGGGTCAAATCTGCCCGGTTCTCCTTTTTTTGTTTTGCCAAAATCAACCTGGAGGATCTCTCCTTTTTCATCCACGCGGTATCTGGAAAATTTGCCCAACCAAAAAAGTGGGGTCTGGTGTTTTTGTTTGGTTCGCCTAAACCATTGACCACTAAATCCAAATTTGTGCCAAAACTTTTTAGTTAGCGGATGAAAAGGGTCCCAACCAGTTCCTCCGTATTCCACATGGTTGCGGATTTCACTCATGAGCCAAAAGCCCACTGAACGAAATGCGCTTTTACGGGCACGGGCAAATTGACCGCCAAGTTTCAAGAGTGCCTTGGTGGTTTCGTCAAACCCGCTTTTATCAAGTGTTACTATCACTTATCCCCCTAATCCGGGCCGCGCGTCGCGTTCTATGCATAGGCAAAAGGTAAACTGGTCAGCTGACACAAGGCGCTGTACGCGCCATGTCTGATTGTCTATTTCTACCTTGTCGTTGTAGGCAAAGGTGGGCACGTCTGCCGTACGGACTGTCAACTCGGCTGTGGCCCGGTATTGGCCGCTTTCCGGGTATTGGCCGTATTTAACGTGAGCCGGGATTTTCCGGCCGTTGTAGGTGACCGGATCTGCGTACTCGGGTTCAAAGGCTTTTTGTGTGCCGTGTTTAAGCGCCTGGGCTGTATCCAAGGGTTTTTCTCCTTTACGACATGGTCAGTTCAACCAGCACCCCGGGCCGCATGCAAAGGGGCAACGGGTTGCTTTGGGTGTGCAGGTCAATGCCACGGCCAAATTTGCACGGTTCTTGTCTGGCGTATAGTTCCACTCCTATGGTGTTGGCGGTCTCGATAAAATCAGCTGGGGCGAACAAGGTTTTAAAGGTGTTCATTGTGCCTGTTGGAAAGGCGTGAGCTTTGTCCGTGTCGATAAAAGGGTGTATTTTGCCTTCGGCGTCTGAGGCTTTGCCCCGGTACTCTTCGAACATGATGCCGCCAAAGGAAAATCCTTTTCTCGGGTCACCGCCCAAACGTCCCGCGGCCTCTTGGTGGTACTTAAAGGCTTCTTGGACTCTTGGGTGTTCCACCAAAGCGTCAAACCATTGTTCTCCGCACAAGACATGTACACCGGTCATAACTTCACCCAAAAGGTTGTCTTCTATATGCCGGGTTACGTTCAGGCATTGGGTGCGGACCTCGGTTTTTTTGTCGGAGAATTTAAAGGCTATGGTTTTCTTTGCGATTTCAAACTCTTTGTAAAGGTCGTAGATCACCGAGCCGTCGGCATCCAGGATAACTCCTTTTAGAGCGCCCATTCTAAGGTGTTCTAGTGTAATGGCGTGTTTGTTGCGCATGCTTTGCTGGTGTTCGTTGAGGATTTGTGCAAGGGCTGCTATAGCGCTATCTGAACCAAAGGCACGGATGCCGTCGTATTCGCTTGGGTCGATATTGTCGTCATGGGGGATGTGCGGGATGGCAAATGGTCGCACTTTGCGCTTGGCCTTGGTGGCGACGGTTCCCGGCGATCCTACAGGTTGCGTGGGTAAAAGATTGAGTATTCCGTTTTTTTCTTCAATGATAACTGTGCGGGTGCGCTCTCCCTTGCCCGGCATAAGGTTCATTTCGCGGATGCGTCCATAGTTGTTGGGAAGGATGTTGATGGCCGCGGTCAGAGACACCATGTTAAAGGCGCTGTGTTCAAAAGGGTTTAGCATTCCTACCATTTTGTAGTTCCTCCGGATTGTTGTGCTTAAAGGGTTTTGTTGCTGTTTTAAAAAAACATTAAGGTGCAAGTTTTGGTTTTACGCGATTTCTCGGTTTACTATTCCTCGCTCTTCGAGTTGGGCCAAGGCCCCGGCCATCTGTTCGGTGGTGGCGCCCACGGGCCATACAAGGGCTGATTCGCGGACCACGGCATTGCGTACTATGGCCGCGCCCTTAACAAGGCCGTTAACAGCGTCGTAGTCGTCTATGACTATGCCGTGGGCGATTTGGCTGCCGTCGTCGCTGGCAAAGTTTACTTGGGTTACCTGACCGCTGGCCGTGATTTTGCCGATCACGGTTCCAATGGCAAGATTTTGACCGGCCGCGATGGTTACTTTGTCACGGGAGTAGCGGTTGTGGATCTGTGATTCTCCTACCAGGATGTCGCATAGTCTAGTTTGCTCGGTTATGTCTGACATGAGGGGTGTCTCCTTACTCTCTTTTTTGGTGTTGCCTATGTGTTTGGGGTTAATGGTTACGGTTACAGTTACGGTTATGGTTACGGTTATGGTTAAAATTTAAGCTTCGGCCCGCTGTTTGGCGTCGGCTATCAATGGGTTTTCCCCGCCTGTGTCCGTGGGGCTTGTGGCGGCGTTGATCCGCCAGCCGGATGACTGGGCCGCATGAGCGTTTGTGGCTATAGTTTTGGCCTCTTTTGCGCTCACGTTCTTTTTGATGAGGTCTGACGCCATCTGTGGCATATCCGCCAGTTGGCAAGTGTCGATGATCTCAAGAATGTTTTTTTTCGTTTCTTGTTCACCATGGGCAACACCTTCATTGCGGGCTGTTTCTATGGCCTGGGCGGTCGCGGTTGGTTCGATTTCGGCCGGTTTGGTTACGGCCGATTGTGTTGCCTCTGGTTGCGCCTGAGCAGTCGCCGGTACAAAACCTATGCTGGCAAGGTTTTTTATGGTCTCCTCTTTTTGTGTCTCATCGGATAGGGCTGCGCTGAGCCCTGCTATGATCTGTTCCAAACTCATGATTTTTTCTCCTTGGGTTGAGGTTGTAATGGTGGATATATGTGTCAAAGCCTGGGTAAAGGGCATGACTGCGTCTGCAAGGCCTTTTTCCACTGCTGTCGATCCTTCGTAGACACCGGCCTGGGTGTTTTTGATGGCATCGACTGTCATTCCCCTATTGCGAGCCACGATCTCGCATAACAGGGCGTAGGTGTGGTTAACCCGCTGTTGTACTGCGGATAGGGCTTTGTCACAGATTGGATGATGGGGGGATAGATCGTTTTTGCGCTCGCCAGCAAATATTGGCGTGTATGTAATGCCTATTTTCTCGTTTAATTTGCTTTGATCGGCGTGAACAGCCAAGATTCCGATTGAGCCAACGGCTGCTGTGCGGGTCAAGTATATCTTGTCTGCGGCGCTGGCTATTGCGTAGGCTGCGGAAAAGCATCTTTCGTTGGCAATGGCATAGATGGGTTTTTGACCCCGGGCGTTGTAAATCTCATCGCAAAGGTCAAAGCATCCGGCAACTTCTCCGCCGGGTGAGTCTATGTCAAAGACTATGGCGTCAACTTTAGGGTCGGCCAAAGCTTCTTGAAAGCCCTGGCGTATTTCGTTGTATGTCACGTCCCAGTCCCAACCGTAACCGCGAAAGGTGATACCACCGGCTATGGTTATCACGGCGATGTTTTCTCTGATTTGTGTTATTGGGTCCTGGTCGGCTTGCAATAACATCTTTTTGACGACGTCAATCGAAAGGTTGCCCGACACAGCGCTTATGATGGTGTTTATCTCTTGCTCTGCGGCCATCAAAGGGGTGTTTAAAAGCCGGGTGGGAACTGTGACGGTTTTACTCATCGGTTTCGTCCTCGTTGTTGTCCTGGTTCTCTTCGTCGTTTTGTGGGGTCACAGCGCCTGCCCGCACCAGGACGCCGTAGGTTTCTGCCTGGGATTTTATATCTTCGGGTATGTTTTGCGTGCTTTGTTTTTCTTCCGGTGTTTCACCTTTTTCGGTTCCGTTGGTTTTTGATTGTGTTTTGTGCGCTATCCCGGATGGTGTTGTTTTTTTCGAGTCAGAATCTAGGACCATGCCCAACTTGTCAGCACGTGCGTTGTCCTGGACGATTTCCTTGTCAATGGTCTCAATGTCCGCTCCGGTTCGCTGTGCTATTTTCCGACGGCGGGATGTGAGTCCTCCACGAATTTCCATGATGTCCGCTTTTATCTCTTTTAGCGGGTCCACCCAGTCCCAAGCGTCTGGTATCCACTCAACTCGTTGGTATTTGCGCCGGTTGGTAAGATAATCGGGGATTTGTATGGCTCCGGACAAAACAGCTGTGTCCATCCACCGGTTTATGGCCGGCCTGCAAAACTGGAACACTATTGTGTGCGCCTGGATTTGGGTGATCAGCCGTCGGAACTCTAAAAGCCCGGCCCGGATGGATGAGTAGTTCACGCCGGTCAAGTCTCCGGTAAGTTGCTCGTAGGTTAAGCCCATGCCACGGGCGATATCGCGCAGTTGTGAGACCATCCACGCCACGTAGTTGCCAGATACGTCCACAGGACGGGAGAATTTTACGTCTGTTCCAACTGGAAGCGTTGGAAAGGTGCCCGGCTCTATGGCCACCACTTGGCCAGCGTCGTTATTTGGCTGTGTTAATCCCAACAGGCTATGGGTACCCGGTTGTTCCATCAAGTTGGTAATGAACCCGCCAAACATGGCTGTGGTTTTTCGCCGTACTAGTTCTGCGTCAACACACTGGTCGATTTCGTGGAGTTTTAGGATTATTCGAGAAAACCACGGAAGACCACGAAGCTGCCCGGCCCGTAAAGGACGGTAGATGTGCATGACCTGGTGTTCCGGGATTCTGACTCGGCTGGTGTTGTCCCGGGTTAAAAACATCTCACCTGGATGGTGTTTAAAAAGATGATAGGCTTTGCGGCGCATACCAGGATCAAACTCTATGCCCATCAGGATCTCGTTGCCGTTATTGGCAATGGTGGAAAAGGTTTCGTCGAGCAGATCTCCTTCCATTATTTGGATCTGGATCGGTACGGCAAATCGTGGGGATATACGCCGAGGCACAAACCTTGCCAGGGCTTCGCCTCCTGTGATCATGGTGCGAGCGACCAGAGCTTGGAGCCCGTAAAAGCTGCTTACAGCGTCTGCGTCCATTTCGTTGATCGAATCGTTCCAAAGTTCCTGGATTTTCTCTTTTAGTTTTTGGTTGTCGATTTGCCAGCGGGGTTTTATCCCGGTGCCGATCATGTTGGAGACAATCGAGTCCACTCCGCCACCGGCCAAGGAGTTGTTACGCTCAAGTTCTCTTGTGCGCGACCGCAAAGAGGCAAGGTTGCTGTAAAGGGCTGTGTTGGGGCCAACTGTGGACATGCCCCAGTTGGACATGCGGCGGCCTGTGGTGGCACCTTCAAAAAGGCCGGGGTAGGCCATTGCCTTTGGTATGGGTTGTCCGTGGCTGTCCACTATTTTCAAAACTGGCGTATTCATCATAGCCCCTTGCTGGTGGTGGTCAGGTAAAAGCCTGGTTTGCCTGAAGCTGTGTTGATCTCAGATTGTATCTGGGTCCGTAACTCTTTTAAGGCTGCAAGATCTGCCTGGGCGTATTCGTAGGTTTTACCGGCTATGGTCAGACGCACTACTCTTTTGCCTGTGGCTAATTCTAAGATCGCTTCTTCTACGGATTTTTGGTCGTCGGGGGTGTATGCCATGAGAAAAGTTATGGCATGGTTTTAAGGGGGTGTCAGTACGCTCCATGACACTGTGTGCGCTCCATGACACTCTGTGCACAAAAAGTTGAGATGGATGATATTTTTTTTGAAGAAAAATGATTGATTTATCGAAATATTGAGGAAAAATGTTTGACTGACTAAGACATTTGAGATAAATAAACTCCGCGTTCGTAACATGTTGATCTTACAATTTGGTCGAAATAAAGTCTCTAATATCATGATAATCCTCTACGACGAACCGACAGTGATGAATCTTCTAACATGGAACAAATATGTTTAATTCTTTAGAGCAGTGGAAAATAAGTGATCGGTTTATTAATATTGGATCTTCCTACAGTACAGATTTAAGAGCTTGTATTATCTTAAAAGGACAGCCGACTCCGACAACATTATGCCAAATAACAAATGAATTCGTTTGCGAGGTGTCGCTTAATAGATATTTGGGAAATGAGGTTGATCCAATATTAGAACACATCCGAATGTTACCCGGTACATGGTTTCTAACCTTTGGAAAACATACAAATGATGGCAGGCACCATGTTCCAATCTTTATGAATCCCAATTATTTCTGCTTTGGTCATACCCATCCAGATACTGGAAACATAAAAATCGAAGATAAACCAGGCAAAGAGGATTTTGACGCATTACGAGAGGCTCATGCCAAGAATCCCGGAACAACACAAAAATCCACCTGTGTTATACCTGCAGTGCATCAAGGCAAGAAAATAATATGGTATGACTATAGCGGATTAACCGTCGAATTATACCGAACGGAAGGACATCTTAATTGGGATTTTTATAGATTGTTTGGAGAAAATAGATACTTTTCTGTTATTCACCCTATCTTCAACTAAACCAACCTATGATAATGTATCTTTTGCGGTTCTAACATCCGAAAAAATAAGTTAGTTCTCATCACCCTCTATAGCGGTCATAACAATCAATTGATCCCTTTCATCATTCGCGTCAAACCTGCGCCTATCCAAAAAAGTTACCAGCGAAGACTCAGGCACTCGCAACGCCCTAAATCCAATCCGCACGGCATTCAACTCCCCTCGCTGGATCAAATTATACACATGGCGCTTACTGCACCCAAGCCGCCGGGCCACACTGTGTACAAATAGCAACTTTTCTGCCATCTCACCCCCTGGATAAAAATTTAGACCGCGCAACGACTGTGCGTTTTGCCGGTTTGACATTGATTTTTTCGGTCCTTTGCGGTCGCAGGCTGTTTCCAATAGACTCCCAGTCAACCGTTGCAAGCCCCGCCCGAAGGGCCGCAGCATAACAGTACACCTCACAATCAAGGGCTTCGTTTCGTTTATTGCCCCTAACGTTGTACCATTCGTAGACCGGGTGGCCTTTTACATACCGTCGGACCTTTTTCTCAGCGGTCAATTGCATAAAATATTCGTCAGTGGTCCCAATGGGCCAATGGTAAGCTCCGGGGCCTTCAATCATGTGCAAACGGTTGTATATCAAAGATTTTGCCGTGTCGGTGCCTATGGGCCATAAGAGCACTCCCTTTTTTATTTTTTGGCCCATGTAGTTTACATCCTGGGGCGTGGGCTTGCCCAGGACCGGCCGGTTGCGGCTAGACGATCCTTTGACAGCAATGACCACCGGAGTTCTTGTCCGGGCGTAATTGTAGACTGTCTGTGTCTCAAATCCAGCGTCCACTGCCATTGACACAATATTGAGCCTTGCGCCCAAGGCGTGTTCATATGACTGGTTCAGCAAGTTGTCCAGCCGGGTCCATGCTTCGTCTTCGATTGATACCGGGTTGCCGGTAAACTCTTCATGAAAGATCAGCCAGCTTTCTTCCCCCTTGCCCCAAGCCCGGATGACTACCGCGATCCGGTTATTCTGAATGTCCACACCGGCGGTTAAAAACAATCCTTTCTCAGGGATTTGCAACGGCTTGTACGATCCACACCGGGCTTTTAAATGCGCCCATTGGGGTTGATCCCCTTTTTCCTCAAAGGTTTCGCCCTTTACTGTGTTAACAAAGGTTTTAAGTTTTTCCGGGTCCTTGTGGGACTCTAAGAACTCGACGGCCAGCTTACCCCATGCGTCGTTGGGAGCGTATGAATATCCGGCCCAAAGATGAAAACCCGCATGGCCTTTAAACTCTTTACTTGCAATCCATTTTCCCCTTTCAACCATCCATCGTTTTTTCGAATGAGGGATTTTTCCTTGGCAGTGCTCGCACATATAAAATGCTTGCTCCGGATCGCCAGGGGGCCACTTGACCCCGAAATCACAATCCTTACCGCCCCATTTTAACACCTGGCTTTTTTTACAATGAGGGCAAGGCACATGGTAATATTGCTGGTTGCTTTGCAAAAAATGTTGCTCGACACGCGATATCCCTTTGATGGTGGGAGTTGAACCAAGCACGATCTTTTTATCC